GCAAACATCGAAGAAGTCTGGTTGGCAGATTCCCACACAGGGGCTCGCCACTTCCACGCTAGATTCCAGTTGCGAAGATTGAGTGGAGGGCACGCCCATGGATCAGATCTCACAGACACCGGCAGAACACGCTAGTTGCTGCGCGCCTTCGACGTTGTCTGTGTTTTCTTTGAACTCTTCCCAGTTGATGCGAGGGATTTTAGCTTTGAGTTCTTTGTACGTGGTTTCGTCGCACTCTTCGTATGGCGCCTGGCGATACGTTCCTCCGTCATAGGGAAGATAGGAAACACCGGAGATTTCACTAAAGTTTTCCCATGTCCATGCTCCGACGCTTGGCCAGTCTTTTTCTTCGACTGAGATGGTGACTGAAGGTTTATGTTCGCACCAATGTCTTTGGTATGTAAGCCAGAGTTCAAGATGTCTAATAGGAGTGATATCTGATCGGGTGATCCCGGCGGGTGCTTTTTGAGGAAAGCTAAACACCACTGTCTGATCAGGTTTATAAACGCATGCCTCATTTGGTATTCCTTGTGCAATTAAGAATTGGGTGAGAGGATCCTTCTTATCTCCTCTAACTCTTCGTATGTAGTACTTAGAGTGTCGAGGGTGGATTCCAGAAGCACTATCAACGAGTTGGCTGACGGTTCCACTGGGCTTAACGCAAGTAATTGCAGCACTTTTAGGTATTCCAAGCAGCTCTGCAAATTCTTCGTTGGCTCGTCTAGCTTCCTCTCTAAGCTCGGTAAGTAGCTCATTTAATTTGTCTCCTTGGGTTGTGAGAAGGGGATTATCATAGATTCCGGTGAGGGAGACACCCAAAAGCCGTTCTTCTTCAGTATTTCTCTGCCACACCTTGCGCAGATAGGGGAACTTTGTGAAGGTAGACTGGATGGTACCAAGGATAGCGGCGATGCGCACTTTGCGCAGTAAAGTCTCTCTGGTGTCGTCATGGCGTACTACAGCCTCAGTAAGATTACAAAATTGGTATGGTCTGAGAATGATCTCTGAGCACGGATTAGTTCCGAACTCAAAATTTGGATCTCTATGCCCGTATTTTTCAACCGTCTTTTTAGCAGCCTCCCGATTAAAAATGCCTCTTTCACCGGAATGGGAGTTGTAAAGTGACAGCCACTCCTCCATGAACTTTCCGACAGTAGGTGTTTCATTATACACCGCACTGTTGTTCGCAAGAGCGCGGTGGGGAGCGGTTTGCCACCACTGTCCAGCTTTAGCATGGCGAATCCTTTCATCGTCAAGATCAGATAACGAGATCATTGCAGAGCGACGAACGCCGCCGACTACAACCACCTCACCAATTTTGCACATCAAGTCGTGGCACTCTAAACTATGCAGTTTGCGACCTTGTGCGCCTTTAAACAAATTAACTGTAAACTGAAATAAGTCTACTAGTGGTTGCGGCCCGGAAGCTCTTCCTCCAAATGTTTTGAGTCGTGCTCCGGCTGGGCGGACGGACTCAACATTCCACTTAGGGATTTCTCCGGAGTAGAGGTGAGCGATGAGTAGACGTAATGCTTTTGCCCACCCTTCTTTTGAGTCGTGTACTGTGATAACGTGTTCTGATTCGTAAAGTTTCTCCGGCACTTCCGGCAGATGGGATATATGTTTGGACTCCACCGAAAAACCGACACCAGTTCCACATAACAGGATAAACATTGCCTCGTCGAACGATTTAACATCGTCCACAGGAAGATAGCTACAATTATAAACGCAAGTATTGTCACGGTCTGCACTCTTTCCAGCCGTCATCATGGCGCGCATGGACGGCATTAGTTCTAGGTTATGGATTGCATCAAAAATTTCAGTCTTTAATTCTGTCTTATTTTGTATTGCTGGGGTACGACTAAAAATATATTCTACGTATCGATTAACTGTCTCTGCCCAAGTTTCTCTTCGTTGTTTATCATCTACAAATCGGGCATAGCGGCTGGCGGCGATATATTCTTGATACTGATCCATTTATAATTTTTCTCTAAGGTTGTGGTTAATTAAAGGGCAAAAAGGGCGGCCAGTTTCTAGCCGCCCTCGCCCACTACGTGGGTACTACTTAAATTGCAAAGTCTGCTGCTGCTGATGTCGCGCCACCGAGTGGCTCACCATCTTCCAATTTTTGAACGTTGTTCAAACCGCATGCAATGCCTTTTGAGCCTTGCGCGTTATATGGATAAAATGTGATTGATGCACGGCCATAGCAACCACTGTAAAACTCACTAGGATCGATGATTGGGTTCAAATCCATATCAACAACGCCTGGCTTTTGTGCTGAGTTGGCATTGATGAAATAGCAGCCAGCGTATGCTGGATCATCTTTCTCTTCGTCACCGTCGCGTAAGCCACCTTTTAAACCCTTAGGGACAGAACCGCCAAAGTAAGCCGCAGCGGCCTGCTTGGTCTCTTCAAATGCCTTGTTGATCTTGGCAATTGTTTCTTTGTCTGACTTGGGGATAATTAGGGATACGGAATACTTAGGTGTACCACCCTCGACGGATGCCTTGGGTTGAAACACGTTGGCGTAAGAAAAGCGAACCTTACCGGTAACGATTTTTACTTTAGTGGTTTGAGTCATGATATACCTTATTAAACGTTAGAACTGGACTTCAATAGGGGCCAGCTCGTCTACCCTTTACTATCTATATTAATGCAAAATTACTCAGATATATTTTTCACCATGTGAAATAATTTCTTGCGGTAATAGTCTGAAAGCGTCTGCTCCACTTTATCTCGCATCTCGGCTAATTGCTTTTGTAGCTCTTTCTGTTCTTTTTCCTTGGTATTGCTAAGCGTCGTAAAGGATTCCATGTTTCTCCAATGCTTTTTTCATTGCCAGGGCCCGGATAAAGTCTGTCATGTACTCAGGTTCTTCTAGGATCTCTGGCTCTATTGCTACCAATTCAACAATCTCGTTGATTGAGTCACGAAGTTGACCTTTTTGTTCAAACAAGCATTTGCCTGCTATCCCATCAAAGTCTTTTGTAAACATATCAATCAGTAAATCAGGCACTTCAAAATTTGAACCAAAACAATCTACCTGCATAGGTGCCTTTCTTATTGTTATTTTGCCACCATTACAAGGCCCACGTTACCCATGGCGTATCCTAGGAACATGATACCAGTACCAATACCACCCTTTCTAAATTGATCTAATGCCACAATAAAATAAACTATACCCATTCCTGCAATTAACCAGGTGCTCATGAAAAATCCTCCTTAGCACTCTCTTTATCGCGGACCAATTTGGGTTGTCCTTCAGGGCGCTGTACTAATTCTCCCAGCCATGCTGTAATTTGCCCTTTAGGTCCTAGCTTTTCTAATTGGGCTAGTGATTTGAGCTTTGGAGGCTCCCAAATAATTTCTGGGGCCATACCCTTCTCTACCAAAACGGTGGCCGCCAGGGCCTGATCTGCGATCTTACGGTGGGTTACTGAGGTAGAGAGTTTGTATCCGGGTGGCACCACATTTTCTTCTACTGCTCGGTTGAGTGCAAACTCTTCTACATCATTGACCCAGGTCCTTAGGGTTTGGGCTTTGTGGAGGACTTCGCTGATTTCGTCTTCGCTGAGGAGCGGGGGGTCTTTGAACTCTTGACGGGCGAGCTCTGTGTTGTAGTCGCTGCGGGCGCGGCATTGCGCTTTGGCTTTGCAGAACTGGCACCAGGATCCCGGGAGGAACTCGCCTGCGCCGGTCCACGCTTTCTTGGCTTTTGGTTTGACGAAATAGTTTGCCCAGTCGACGAGCTTGGTGATGGACGTCCCATCGCTGCTAATAGAGTCGAGTCTTGGCTGGTGGATGGTGTAGCTGACTTCCTTGATGTCCGGCCATTCTTCTTTGAACTTGGCGTACGCCCCAATAGCATATAAACGAAGTTGAGTATTGTCTTTAGCATCTACAGATATTCCTTTTCCAAATTTTAAATCGATTACTCGGATTGAGTGTTTTGACAGTATGACGACATCCGCAGTACCAAAACCGTCAGGTACCCAGTCGCTGAAATCCACGCGTTGTTCAAAGAGCGGCACATCACCTTCGCCGACTTGCGAACGGACGTATACAACATAGCTATCAACATGGCTTTCGAACTCTTCGTTAAAGTACTTACTTTCTTTAATCTTCTGTATTTCGTTGTCATACTCTTCCTGCTTTATTTGGTTATAGTGTAATCTTAATTTAGCTTCTGCTAATGAGTGGGCCATTGTTCCTTCTTGACTAAAATCGAAAGAACCAGGGGGGCGTTTTTGGTCTGGGAGAGTTGCCTCTAATCTAGCGCTGGGGGTGCAGGATAGCCATCGTTTGGATCCTGATGCGCTTAGGAGTGCATGTGCAGTCATCTTATTCTCTTATTCAGTTGTCATATTTATATTAATGCAAAATTCGTGGTATTTTTGTTGTCTTTTTTATTGTGTTTTGCTAAATATTTTAGGGCGGATTTTAAAATATCTGGCGATTCTTTTAAAAGTCCCAATGCTGTATTGCAGTGCGAACACAAAATAGATCGAACTTTTCCTGTGGTATGGCAATGATCAACATGCGCTGATTTATTATTTTTAAATTTTGTATTACAGATGGCACAACAGCCTTTTTGAAATGTAATCATTTCAAATTTTTCTGACAATGTTATCCCGTATTTTCTAACTAAATCATAGTTAGCTGAATGCTCTATATTATTTTTTCTCCAAAATTTATTATAACTAATTCTATCCTCTTTATTATTTTCATAATAACTTTTTTGCCAATCTAATCTTTTGTCTTTATTTTTTGTGTATTGATAATTGTTTTCAACAACACGACACGGTTTACAATAATGTTGTAATCCGTCTTTATTTGTTTTCTTTTTGTGAAATTCAGATTGCGGTTTAATTTCACCGCATTTGTTGCACTTCTTCATTGACATCCTTATCGATAAATTGGTGGACTAGCCATTGGATAAGCAATGGCAGGGGAGCTACCCGATTCGTCCGTTGGTGGTACTACTCTTTGAGTGAGTTGATTAGATCTTGAATCTCTTTGTTAAAGTCAATAGTGACTTCTTGTTTTACTGTTGCTTTGACTTCACGATTGTCTTTGTAATCCTCGGGGTACTGGCCCCGTAATGCGATCTCAGCGACACGTGAATTAAATCCGCGGTTATCAATATTTGCCA